CGCTTTAATCTCTATATCCAAAAAACCACCCTGCGTGGCCGAAACTGGCCACCAATGGCCCCGATTGGAAACGATGACGCCGGATACTGCCGGAACGCGTGCCGATGAAATCGCAGGGTTTGCTAAAGACGTATTGGGCGTGGACCTACTGCCCTGGCAGGTACGCGTAGCCGCAGGGTTTACGGCAATGGACGACAACGGCGACTACCTACGGCGTATTGGTTACTGTTCCGTAGCGCGTCAAAATGGCAAAAGCCTTTTAATGGCTAGCGTCTTAGGCCACTTTTTGACGGTGGAAGCGCCCAGGCGCGGAACACCGCAAACAGTTATTAGCGTGGCCCACAAGTTAGACCTAGCGGTATCTATGTTTAAGTTTTTGGCACCAATTTTGGAAGCCAAATACGGCGCTAAGGTTTCCTGGTCCTACGGACGAAACGAACTAGAAATAGCCGTACCTAACCCGGACACCGGGGAAATAACCGGGCCGCATAGGTGGTTAGTTAGAGCCGCCACGCCGCAGGCAGGCCACGGCTACAGCGCCGATTTAATTCTTTTAGATGAGATTTGGTCCATATCGGAAGCCGCGATAGATGAAGGCCTACTACCTACACAACGCGCCCGACGTAACCCGCTATGTCTTATGTTTTCTACCGCCGGTACTGAAGCATCTACCGCAATGATTAGGTGGCGCTCCCAGGGTTTACGCCAAATAGACGCCGGCGAAATAGGCCCTATGTACTTTGCGGAATGGTCACCGCCTAGCGGAATGGACCCGCTAACGGTGGCGGCCTGGCAATTTAGTAACCCTTCTATGGGCTACCTATTGCCGGTATCGGTTTTAGAGGCGGAAGCCAAAGCGCCAAACCGCCAGGCGTTTTTACGTTCATCTGTAAACCTGTTCACGTCCGCCGCTAATGGTTGGTTAGAACCCGGCGTATTTGACACCTGTAAAACTGATGACCCGCTACCTAGTGGCGGCGTTTTATCGGTGGATAGTTCCGTAGATAGCGCGCATTATGTAGGCGTCCGGGCCGTACAAATGGGCGACAAGGTAGGCGTAACCGTCGCATTTCAAGCCGATAATTTGGCGGCGTGTTGGCGTGCTATTGAACACGAATTAGAAACTAACCCCGGTTTACTTCTGTCATTGCCGCCACCTATGGAATTATCCTGCCCGCCTAAATGGGAGCGCCGCCGCAATATTGTCGGGTTCCGTGAGTTAGGGAAATGGACCCAACCGGTACGCGCGATGATTACGGAAGGCCGCCTAATCCATACTGGCGAATTAGCATTAACTGAACACGTGGAACGGGCCGTAATGGTTAAAGCAAACGGCAGCGTTTCGCTATCTTCTGCGCGTAGTCCGGGACCTATTGAGTTAGCGCGCTGTATGGTTTTTGCAGCGGCCCAGGCGTCGCGTGTTGTGCAACGTTCTAAACCTACGTTAGTTGTGGTTTAAGGCTATATTAGGTTTGCGGTTGCGGTTAGTCTGTCGGGGATTAGCCGCAACCGTTCCCCCATTACAGGGTTAGTTTGGCGTACACTTTCCGCGTATGGGAATTTTTACGCGTAACCGGACGGCGGCTATGGCCGTTTCTACCGCGCCGGAAGTTAAAGCCGCAGTAGGTTATAACGCCGGTGCCGGCCAAATCGGCAACTTTTACGCGTACCTGGACGGTGACGCCCGCGCCCGCGCAATGTCTGTACCAACCATTAGCCGCGCACGCGATTTAATCGCGTCTATGTTCGCTTGCCTACCTATTGAGTTTTACCGCGAAATGTGGAACGGTGAAGAAATGGACGCGGTGGAAATAGCGCCGCGCGCCTGGGGCCGTCGTATTGACCCAACCGTTACAAATAACTTTATTATGGCCTGGACATTTGACGACCTATTTTTTTATGGCCGCGCGTTTTGGCACGTACAAAGTAGAACGCAGGACGGTTTCCCCGCGTCGTTTACACGTTTGCCGGCGGCAATGGTTACAACAATGGACCAGGCCGGCCCGGTTTGGTTTGGGCCTTCTAATCAAATTCTCTTTAATGGGTTGCCATTAGATAGCCGCGACGTAATCCAATTTTTAAGCCCTATTCAGGGTTTGTGCTATATGTCGCAACGCGTCATAGATACCGCGTTAAACCTGGAAGCATCAGTACAACGCAACGCGCGAAGCGCAATACCTGCCGGCGTATTACGCCAGGTTGGCGGCGAGCCGTTAAGCCCTAGCGAACTATCCGAAATGGCACACGCATTTAACGAAGCACGTTTAACAAATCAAACCGCCGCGCTAAACGAATTTTTAACGTACGAACCAACGACAGTTACACCGGACAAAATGCTATTAGTTGAGTCCCGCCAGTTTCAGGCGTTGGAACTTTCACGAACCGCGAATATTCCGCCATATTTGGCCGGTATCGCCGTTGGCGGTTACAACTATCAAAACGCAACCCAAGCAAAACAAGACTTATACCTTTTTGCGGCAAAGAACTTTATTGAGTGTTGGAACCAAACAATGAGCGCCGACAACGTGCTACCGCGCGGAACGTTTGTACGTTTAGACGTGGACAGTTATTTAGAAGAATTAAACAACGAAGGTACCTATACGGAAGTTGTAGAAACACCGGACGCCGCGCCCGCACAAAATCCACAAATGACAGAACCCGGAGATATTGACTAATGGAAATTTTACGTTTTAACCCTTCACCGTTCACAATTGACGCCGCAGCGCCGGACGGTACACCACGCCGTACGATTATGGGGCTTGCCGCGCCATATGGGCCTGAGGCTACGACAATGGACGGAACCCGCGTACGGTTTGCGCCAGGGTCACTACCAACAGACGGACGCGCGCCAAAACTTCTGCAGTACCACGACACAAGCCGCCCTATCGGCGTTGTTACTGAACGCGTAGAAGTGTTAAACGGTGACGCGCCCGGTATGTATTTTGCCGCAAAAATTAGCGACACCCCGGCAGGTAATGAAGTTCTAACTTTGGCTATGGACGGCGTATTAGATGCCGTTTCCGTTGGTGTAGTACCTACGGAATACCGCTACGACGACGACGGCACAATGGTTGTAACCGCTAGCCGTTGGGACGAACTGTCCGTAGTGCCACTTCCGGCGTTTGACTCTAGCCGTATCCACCAAATTGCCGCGCAGGCAGGTAATAATAATGACGCGGACGAACCCGACGACGGCCACAAAAACGAAAACCCTAAAGAGGAGAATTCCCAAATGGAAAACGTCGGTAAAGAAGAAGTAGTAGAGGCCGCAACACCCGTAACGCCATTGTGGGCCGCAGCGCGCGCCGCGTCGCCTAAGTTGCCTAGCCCTGCTGAATATATGGTCGCATTTGCTGCAGGTTCTACCGCATTTGCAGAAATGAACGCGCGCATTAGTGCTTCCGCTCCTGATGTGACCACTTCTAGTACTCCCGGTATCCTTCCGGAAATCATCACCGGCAGCGTGTACGACTCGCTTAACCCGATTAGGCCTTTTGTTAGTGCCATTGGTACCCGCGCAATGCCTTCCGCCGGTGCTACATTCCGCCGCCCAAAAATCGGTACGCGCCCAGTAGCGACGCAGCAAGGTTCCGAACTTGCAACGCTTGACCCTTCAACCGTAACCGTTACAAACACCGACATTTCCAAACTGACATTTGGAACGTACGTGGTTTTGTCCGAACAGGACCTGGATATGTCGGACCCTGCATCGCTAAACATCGTTTTAGAACAGTTGGCAATTGCTTACGGCCAGGCCACCGACAACTACGCAGTAGATACGTTGGTATCCGGTGTTTCACAAACCGAAACGGTTACAGATTTGACAAGCGCAGCCGATTGGATTGAAGCAATCTACGGGGCTGCATATCAAATTTCTAACGCGTCTAACTATTTGCCTACTCATTGGGTGATGAATCCAATCACCTGGGCGAAAATTGGAATGCTGGTGGACGATTCGGGCCGTCCGGTATTTCCAACAGTTGGCCCAATGAACGCAGGCGGAACACAAGCCGCGAACAGTTGGAACGGTAACCCATTGGGCCTTTCACTTGTCGTGGACAAGCATTGTGCAGGCGGTACCGGTTCCGGTGGCCTTTCCGGTGTTATCGGCCACGCAGCCGGACCGGCTGCAGGTTTTGAGTTTTACGAACAGCAAAAAGGCGCGGTAACCGTACAGCGCCCGTCTATTTTGGGCTTTGAAATCGCGTGGCGCGGCCTGGCGGCCTGCTATATGGCAGACGCTACAAAGTTTGTAAAACTTGTAAACGCCTAACCGAAAGGCGGTTGCCGCTATGGCGGTTTACAGCATCACCCACCACCAACGGTTAGACGACTACGTAGTAGTTCAATTACTAACAAATGCAGATATTGAGGTAGGGCAAAGCGTCACTATTGCGGGGCTTGGTCACGGTATGAATGGGACGTATACCGTAACCGCCCTACCTTCCTATCTGTTTATTGGTGTTACAGCGCAAGGCGATTTAGCACAAGACCCGGCCTATCCGATACCTAACCAGGTTTTGTTTTATGACGCCGGCGACAACGTAGAACGTAGCGCCGTCATTCCATACGGAACGCTTACCTATACCCCGGTTTGTACCTGGATTACCGCCGGCGATATTGAAGATTGGTTAGGTATTGGCGTTGCCACCGCAGCCGACCAAACCTTTTTAACGCAATGCGCCGCAGCCGCTAACGCGTTTTGTTATCGCCGACGTGCGGAAGCATCTTATTTTGACAGTCTTACAACGGTACCGAGCCAGGACGTTAAATTAGGAACTATCCAATATGGCGGCGCGCTGTACCGTTCTAGGGGCAGTATTGGCGACGCGTTCGCATCGTTTGACGGTATGGGCAACACCGCATATACCGGCCTTTCCGCAATCGTTAAACAACTATTGGGTATTGACCGCCCGGCGTGCGCGTAATGTCTGTAGTTGCCTATACCGACCTATTTAATGAGTGCCTAGACGATTTGGCCGCCAAAATCGCGGTCATTAGCGGCGTAACCGTCGTTACGGACCCGCGTAACCTAGCGCCGCCTTGCGTATTTATTGACGCGCCAACGTTTGAGGCATTTAACGGCAACATAGTGAAAATGCGTTACCCAATACGCGTTATTACCCTTGGGCCTGGCAACCTAGATGCGCAACGTTCACTAATGAACCTGGCCGCCAAATTGTTAAACGCGAATATAGGCGTTTTAGAAGGACGGCCAACCGTTGCAATTATCAGCGGTACTGAACTACCGGCGTACGATTTGCAGTTATCTATCCAAGCCCAAACCACATAGGACGTATAAAAATGTTTGTAATTTTGTCGGAACGTATCGGCGTCGTAGGCGCTAAATACGACGTAGAGGCCGCACGCGCTAAAGGGTATGACATTGAAGCCCTAATCGCCGGCGGGTTTATTGGGGAGAGTTCCCCCACAAAGCCGCGTAAGGCTAGTAAAGTCACAGATACCAACACGGAAAAGGATTAGACCCTATGGCTACTTCAACAATTCTTAGCAACCCAGTAGTAACCGTTAATAGCGTGGATTTGTCGGACCAATGTACAAGCGCGGTATTTACTGAACGCTACGCGGAACTACCCGCGACTAGTTTTGGGGATTTATCTACCAAGTACGTAAAGGGCTTAGGCGACCACGAAGTTACCTTATCCCTATATATGTCTTATGCGGCTAGCGAAACCTACGCAACGCTTAAAAGCCTTGTAGGCACAACTACTACCGTTGTTGTTAAGCCTGCTAGCGGTGCAGATAGTGCCACTAACCCAGGGTTTACCCTTACCGGTGCATTTCTCGCAGAATTGCCGCACAATTTCGCCCTGGGTGAGTTAAGTCAAATAGACGTAACTTTCCACGGGGGAGTTTATTCCGAAGATACCACCGCATAACAATTAGGCACGAAAGGCCCGACCAATGAACCTGACGATACGCGTAACCCGCAACGGCGAAACATACGACGTAACTACAAACCTTTTTGTAACCGTCCTATGGGAGCGTAAATACAAGGCCCGCGCGTCCGATTTGGCTACCGGTGTTTCTATGGAAGCGTTGGCCTATATGGCGTATGAGGCGTCAAAAATGGCCGGCGTTACCGTACCTGTAGCGTTTGACGATTTCATAAAATCGGTTTCTAGTTTGGAAGTAGTAGATAGTGAACCGGGAAACCCTACCCAACCGGCAGTTATCGCCGGCAGTTAGCAGAAGTTTTAATAGCGGTTGGATTTTGGCCGCCCAATATTCCATTCTGTACGCGGGACCTGGCAACGGTTATACACGTCTTAGACAAACAGGCGCGCGCTAATGCCAGTAGTAGGCGAGTTTGAGGTTTACGGCATACAAGAAGCCCTAAAAGAAATTAACGATTTTGACCGTGTTTACAGGCGTCAAATTACAACAGATTTACAGCAAGGCGCAGGCGCGGAAATTGTCCGGCAAACCCGGCAATTTATCCCGACGGATTACCCGCTAGAAGGTATGGCACGCGGCGCGATGATTAAAGGCCGCAACGATACAACGTTTAACCTGGGCCGGGTTAATGCAGGCGTTAAAACACTTGTAGCCAAACGCGCCAGTAAAGAACGTACCGTAACGTTTACTAGGCCGTTGTATTTGGACGGACGCGTAATTAAAGGCGCGTACACCCAGGACGTAGATTTTAAGGCGCGTCCGTTTGCACTATTGACGGCCCAACAAAAAGACGCCGCCGGCGCATTGTGGGACCACGCCGGCGTTAATGAACGTTCAACGTTTGTACAGAACCTGATTACTTACGGCAAGCAACGAACCCCGGAAGCGCCGCGCGCGTTGGCTATGGGCGTAGGTGAGGCTATGCCTACGGTTGAGGTGGAAGTATCCAAAGTATTAGACCGCGTAAGTGAGAAACTAAACAAGAATTTACGACTAGAAAAGACGCGGTAAATATGGCTATTAACATTCCAATTATTAGCAGCCTAGATACAAAAGGGTTTGACAAGGCTAAGCGCGAATTTCAAAACCTAGAAGGTATCGGGGCTAAATCTGCCTACGCCGTACAGAAGGCCGCGCTACCTGCCGCCGCTGCAGTAGGCGCGTTAGGCGTTGCAGCGTTTGACGCCGTTAAAGGCGCTATGGAAGATGCAAAGGCCCAGGCGTTATTAGCAACGCAGATTAAAAACAGTACCGGCGCTACGGACAAAATGGTTAAAGCCGTAGAGGCGTCTATTAGTGCAATGTCCACGCAACTAGGCATAGCAGATGATGAACTACGCCCGGCGTTTAGCAATTTGGTTAGGTCCACTAAAGACGTGGAACGCGCACAAAAACTAATGGCCGTTGCCGCAGATATAGCCGCGCAAACCGGTAAACCGTTGGAAACTGTCACCATTGCATTAGCAAAGGCGGAACAGGGGCAGTACGCCGCGCTAAAGAAATTAGGCGCGCCGCTAGGCGAAAACACACAAGCCCTAATAGACCAGGCTAAAGCACAAAAAGTAGTGTTAAAAGCCCAAGCCAATTACGACCAGGCGGTAAACGGCGGGGCTACTGCTAAAGAGCAGGCTAAAGCGTTAGAGAAACTTAAAGAGGCCCAACAACGCTTAAACGACGTAACGGTACCTGGCGCAGATTACGCGGACGATTTAACTAAAGCGTTTGGCGGCGCTGCACAAAACGCAGCGAACACCGCAGAAGGCCAATTTAAACGCCTGGGTATTACCCTTGCAGAAACTAAAGAGACAATAGGCGCGGCGTTACTTCCAATTATTGAAAAAATCTTGCCGGTACTTACCAGGTTTGGAAATTGGGCTAGTAACAACACCACAACATTTTTAGTTATCGCCGGCGCTATCGGCGGCCTGGCTACCGTTGTTTTGGCGGTTAATGCCGCAATGAAGGTAAGCGCCGCCGTTAGTGCAATCGCAACGGCGGCTAAAGCCGCGTACGCATTTGTTACCGGTACAAGCACCGCAGCGGTAACCGCAGAAGCCGCAGCCACCGCAGCCGCCACAACGGCGCAAACAGGCTTAAACGTTGCGTTAGCGGCTAACCCTATTGGTCTTGTCGTTATTGCTATTGCCGCGTTAGTTGCCGGCCTTGTCATTGCCTATAAAAAGTTTGAAGGGTTCCGCAACATTGTTAATAGCGTTTTTAGTTTTATTAAAGACGCGGTATCGGGCGGGTTTGATTTCTTTAAAGGTTATTTAGATTTTGTGTTAGGTATCTATAAGGGTATTTTTAACGGTGTTGCGTCTATTTGGAATAACACCGTAGGCAAACTGTCTTTTAAGGTTCCGGGTTGGGTGCCAGGTTTAGGCGGTAAAGGTTTTGACGTACCTAATATTCCAATGCTCGCAGAAGGCGGCATTGTAAATAGCCCTACCCTGGCGATGATTGGCGAAAAAGGACCGGAAGCCGTCGTACCTTTAGACCGTTATCGTGGCGGCAATATGGGCGGCGGTGACATTTATATAACCGTCCAAGGCGGCGACCCCAACGCGGTAGTGGACGCGCTGCGTCGTTACCAACGTCAAAACGGCGCTATTCCTATTAGGGTGGCGTCGTAATGCCATTTGTTTACACGGCGGAATATTCCACTAACGGTACGACGTGGACGGCACTAACAAACGTGCAGGGTATTTCCGGTTTTGTAGGACGGCAAAAACTAGTAGATACGTTTGAACCGTCGCGAATGACGGTAAACCTGCGGTACCCAAACGGTTACGCGTCGCCTATTACAGCGTTAGTACCTGGCACGTGGCTACGTGTAAAACGTACCGGCGCTACCTATGAGTTATGGCGCGGCAAAATCCGTAACGTAACTGTCCAATACGGCATACCATACGCCGGCGGTGTAGGCAACGCGGATTATCTAAACCTTGAGTGTGAAGGCGTTTTAGCGGAATTAGGCCGCCTGCAAGGTAACGACCAAGAAATAACATCGGATTTAGTTTATTGGTTACTAAGCGACGTAACGACCTATACCGGCGTTTCTATTGGCACAACATTTACCGAAGCGAACAGCCCAACCCTGGCCACGTCCACCGTTTCCGGGTCCTACGCGGAATGGTTAAATACCCTGGCTAATTCTGTTGGGGCCACAATTAAAGACGGGTCCGGCATTGTCGGCGTAAATACTAAGGATTTTATAGGTACGTTGCCGGTGGCGTTTAGTGACGCCGCAAACGACGTAGATAACCAGGTATATGACGTTTTAGAGTTTGACGCGTTAAGCGCGGACTACTACACGCAGGTTGAAATAAACACAAATAGCGTAGGCACCGTTACGGCGGAAACCGGAAGCGCGCCGTACCGTACGTTACGCTTATCTACGTTTAACGTTTCCACCGCCCAAGCCGACGACGTGGCTAACTATTGGCTAGGTATTTTTAACCCGCCTAGCGTTGGTATCACGTCTGTTAGTTGCCTAGCAGAAGCCCAAGCAGTTATGAACCTAGAACTAGAGTACGGTTGGTGGGACCTACCCGGTTACCGGACCTATGTAACGTTCCGGGGTCAAACGTTTTATATGACCATTTTAGGTGTCTCTATTGACGCCACGCCAGAAAGCGCCAGGTACACGTACTACGTAGCCGATACCGCGCTATTCCCGTATGAGGTTTTAGACGACCCTATTTACGGCCAGTTTGATAACCGTAAATTAAGTTGGTAAAGGATTAAAGTAAAACTATGCCAACCCCGCCAAATTTCTCAGTAGGCCAATACAACACCGCCGCATATATGAACAGTATCGGTTTATGGTTAGTTAAAACCCAGGCCGTAGGCACCGGCGTATCTAGCGTCACCCTAACTAATTGTTTTAACGCGGATTACGACGTATATCACGTCGTTTGGCGTGGCGGCAAAGGTAGCGCCGCCGGCGAATTACAATTAAAACTAGGTTCTTCAACTGCTAGTTATTACGGTTTTATTTTTTATGGCGCGTACACCGCAAGTACCGTAAACGGTTTAAACGATAATAATACGTCATCATTTCGTTATGTTGGCGGTTTGGATGCTTATTACGGGTCATTAAATGTAGATATTGTCAATCCGTATTTACCCGTAGTAACAACTATTCAAAACGTAAGTAATTTTGGCGCTAGTTCGTTTGGTATGTATTCAGGCCGCCACGCGGTAGAAGCGTCTTATACGGATTTAACAATTACACCAAACGCCGGCACGCTACAGGGTGGAACTATTAACGTTTACGGCTATCGGAAGTAAAAAATGGAACGGCCACTAATACAAATAGACGACGAAATACGCGAAATGACCGACGAGGAATACGCACAATATTTAGCGGAAATAGATACCGCGCCGCCGTTAGGGGCCGTAAATGACGATTAGCAACCCGCCTAAAGCGTTTATTTTGTTGGTGGCGCTTATTTGCGTAACCCTGCTACTAGCCATTGGCCGCGTGACCAATGAAGCCGGCCTGCCAATTATTACCGCCATTGTTTTTTACGGCATTGGTAACGGCGTAGCCGCAAAATCCGGTAAACCCGCTAGCCCAATTATCGGCCCCCGCGACAATGCCCAATAGGCCCTATACCGGAACTAAAGACGGTGCCGCCACCGGTAAACGACCCGGTACGGAATGGTTAGCGCGTGCGTTAAAGGCGCGTTGGGGTTTTAACAATTTGGGTACCTGGGTGGTTCGCGATATGCGCGGTAAACCTGGCCAGTTATCGGTACACGCCACCGGACGCGCGTTAGACGCCGGCTATATGAACACGGTTACGGCCCGCAATAAGGCCGTAGAGGTTGCGGAATGGTTAGCCGCTAATGCGGACGTGTTAGGTATTGAAGAAATACACGACTACGCCTACGGACGCTACGGCAGGGGTTGGCGCTGCAGCCGTGGCAAATGGAAAACGTACACCGCAACAGACAACGCCGGAAGTATCGGCGGTAAATGGCTACACATAGAACTAACGCCACAAATGGCAGACAACGCCAAAAAACTAGAGGCCGCCTGGGACGCGACACCCAAGCCCGGTAAGGGTTAAACCGGAAATACCCGCAAACCCCGCCAAACGTCGTTAGGGTTTTAAACACCCGACGAAAGGCCCCACAATGCGCCGTATAACCCTAATAGCCATATTTGCCGTAACCCTTGTGGCGGCACCAAACCGCGCGGAAGCCGCCGGGGCTTGCCCCCAGTACGAAAAGGCGTTAGCGCGTTATTTGCCGGCTAAGACGGTTAAGACGTTTAGCCGTATTGCGTACCGGGAAAGCCGTTGCAACCCTAAAAGCGTTTCCGCCGTCCGGGGTACCGGATACCCCGACGTAGGGCTATTACAAATTCAGGGTAGTTGGCGTACCGTTACCTACCAGGTTTGCCGTCTAAGGCCAACAGATAGCCATATAAAGGCCTTAACGCGTGTTGGGTGCAACCTGGCCGTAGCGCGTTATTTATACGACAACGGCGGCCTGGGGCATTGGCGCGGAACGTCCGGAAAAAAATAAAAAAATATTTGGCTAATACTTGCATTTGTGGTTATTTGTGGTTATAGTGTGTTTATGACAAAGAACCCGACCACACAAATTACAGCAACCTACGAACTTGCAGTAGTTGAGTTTCAGGCCGCATACGACGCGTACTACGCAAACCCAACCACCGACAAATTAAACGCAATGCGTACAGCAGCAGCAGCGTTAGAAACGGTTATTGAGTTGGCCGCCGCTAACGGCATTGAGGTTAAGTAATGAAAACGTACGTACTACCTAAAACGTTTGTTATGGACAGTTTGGCGCGTGATTTAGATATCGGCGTAATACAAACACAAAACAAAACACGCGTAACACTTGCCGCCACCGATACACAAATAGCGGAACTATTAAGCGACGCGGAATACTACGCAACTGAGGCGCGTTATATGGGTAGCGATTACCGGGCGTTGGGCCGTTCCGCATTGGCAACGGTAAACGCGATACGTAGGCAGGTTCAGTAATGGCTAGGCCAGTTAGCAAACCTTGCGGGACGCGTTCCGCATATAAACGACATTTACGCCGCAATGAAACACCCTGCGACGATTGCCGCCAGGCTAATAACGTTTGGCACCGGCAACACCGCAACAATGCAACACGCCTGCCGTAACATCTGCTACGGTAACCACTAATCCAACCCGACCATAGGAGAACCCGACAATGGCCCACTATAAACAGGACCTAAATAAATGCGTTAATTGCGGCCACTATGCAGATATTGCAACGTGGAAACGAACCGTAACCGACGACGCAATAGTAAAAGGCCCGCGCCGCGACTACTGCTACGAATGCTACGACGCGATGAACTACCCGCGCGCAATAGACCGGCAATTAAAAGACCTAACACGCCTAGCAGCAGATTTACGCGAACACGCCTACAAATACCTTTTAGATGACGGCCAACTATGCGCCGATTTACACCAGGCCGCAAACTATTTAGAGGCCGTAGATAAATGGGACGACTAATGGGCAACAACAACGCGCCATACGTAGCCGCGTCCGACACATCACGCGCCCGCGCTGCACGCGAAGATAACAACGGCACAACACGCCAACGCCGCCACCTAATCATTGGACTAGTAGCAGAAACCGGAACCACCGGCGCAACCTGGCACGAAATCGCAGAACTAACCGGGCTACATCACGGCCAAGTATCCGGCGCGTTATCCAAACTGCACGAAAACGGCGACGTATTCCAACTAAAAACCACCCGCAACGGATGCCACCCGTACATTGTGGCGGCATACCGCGACGATTTCTACGACTACGAACGCAACGACGAACCAGTAAAAACACGCAACAACGCACGTTTAACCGCATTAGAAGAAGTGGCGGCTGCGGCCTGGGCATTGTGTTACGGGCAAAGTAAAAACGCCGGCGAGAAATGGAACGCGTTACGCGTTGCACTAGCGAAAGTAGAACTACCCAATGAGTGACAACGATTTATTAAACGATAATTTCGTGTTACGCGTTCGCATTATTTCTCATATTTTATGGGACGTGTGCCGTTGCCATTTGTTCACGGACCCGCGCAACCGGTGTAGCCGTTGTGAAATCCTTACTAGCGTCGCCGTTCAATGGCCGTACGAATATGAATTAACGCTAGAGGCGTACAACGCAGAAAAAGCGAAAGGTAATTAACTATGTCATTTGATTTAGGCGACTACGTAGACGTACGCCACCGTTTAGAGTTGGCGCTACTTCAATACCCGGATTTACGCGTAGTAGAAAACGAACCGCAACTAATCACAATGGGCGAACGTGTTTATATCCAATGCGCGGTAACGGTGTACCGCACGCACGACGACCCGACACCGGGCCGCGCTTACTGTTGGGAAGTATGGCCAGGCCGCACGCCATACACAAAAGATAGTGAACAGATGAACGGCGCAACGTCGGCACTAGGCCGCGCGTTGGGTTATATGGGGTTTGGCATTAAAGCCGGTTTGGCGTCCGCTAATGAAGTTAGAACGGCCCAGGGTAATAGCCACCCTTCCACCGAACCACGCACACAAACACCCCATTTACGTAGCGTTACGTCTAATGGTCCGGTAATTACTGAGGAACAAAAAGAAAACATACGCAACGCTAGAACGCCTACTAAGACAGAATGGGAAACGGAAGTAAAGGCCGCCACCGCAGAAAATCGCCGGCCTACCGTTGGTAGCGCAATCGCCGGCAAGGCCACTACAAAACAGTTAGACCTTATACGTGATATGCGTAAAGAACGCGGGTTAGACGCCTGGGACCCGGACGGTAAAACCTATGCGGAAGCATCGGAAGAAATAACACGACTAAAGACAATTCCGCGCAATGGTTAAAACAATTTGCGTAACTACTGCCATTGTGGGTGCCGTGTACGGCGTCCTATTTTGGCTATTGTCATAACCCCACTACACAACTGAATACCTAGCACCAGGCCGCGTATGGGTTTGCACTATGCCGGCATAACACGCGGAAACGCGGGTAGTAAAACGCGCCCGGTTTTATGCTTAACACAACGAACGAATAGCGCCAGGGTAAGACGTTTTGCTAGTTCTCTAAACGTCGTGAACCGCGACACTAAAAAAAGGCCGGGAGCGCGGGTAGGTGGCAGCCGCGCGGGGGGATAAACACCCGACTAAAGCCGCCACACAACACCACATAGAAAACACAACAAACCACACCACAACACCTAAACACCGCCACCGGATTTACGGTTACCATTGAGAGCAAGCCGCGCACGCGGCGCGCTAGCGAAAGACACCCGACCATATGCCACGTGAACACACAACCAACGACAAAGAATACGCACGCAACCGCAAACTGCTACTAGCCGATAACCCACCCTGCACCTACTGCGGACGCCTGGCCGACACCGCCGACCACATACTGCCCTACGCATTAGGTGGCGGCAACGACCTAGCCAACCTAACCCCTGCCTGCCGGTCCTGTAATAGTTCACGCGGTGCCAAACTAGGCAACCGCCTACGCGCAGCAAAACAACTAGGCATAGTGGCGGCATCAACTACTGAGAGTGGCGGCAATAAACCTGCCGGTAATTCGCCGGCAGAAAATAACGCCGTAAAACCCAATAACGGCGCGGAATTTTTTTATGAGACTAACTCCTTGCC